GTTTCCCAGTCACGATCGGGCTGATGGGCCGATACCACGAAGGTAACGATCGACAATCTCTGGTAATTCGTCAGCCTTGCGGCCTTTCTTGAGTTTGTAGCCCAGTGGACCAATCTTAATCTCTTCCAAATCTTCCAAAGCAGACACTGATACTTCACGATCTTCTTGAGTCATGTAGTAGTAAGCAAGCTCACATGCAGCATATTGTACTTCTTTAGGGATTGAGTCGACATCACGAGGGAATCCATCTTTGTCATAGATGAATCTGCGAGGCCATTCAAGGGATTGTTCACGGACTGTTTTCTGACCACCAAAGTATTCAGCGTCAATTCTGCGAGTAGCTTGAGCTAACAGTGCCTGTTTATCGGCATCTGATAGGTCATCCCATGAGTCAGCACCGAAACGAGCAGCAAAGTAGTCGTTAGCGCCTTCTAATGGAATATAGCTATTTGCAGTGAGTGAACTTGGTGTTGCATCGAATACAAACGCCATTACTTCTTCTCCAAATAGTTTTCTAGGATGTTGTGTTGAGGTTTAGTGACACGAATCGTCTCACCTTTCTTACCCTCAATGTATTTATCAATCACATAGAATCTAAAAGACTCTAGCACCAAATACTCGTATGTTTTTGGGGATCGTTTCTTAGTCATGTTTCCTCCAGGCAATAAAAAAGGAGTCCGAAGACTCCTTTTTATTTATCGAGGGCTTAATTTAGGATTAAGCTTCGAAACCAGAAGTTGTAACTGCTTTGAAAACAGCATCTGGTTCAACGATCTTGTACTCGTATACGCCGTACCAGCCAACGTTTACGAAACGACCTAGTTTGTCGAATGGACCCATTGCACGCAACTCAGGTACTTGAGACTCAGCAAGGCCAAGACCATTGTAACCCATGAAAGTTGACGTGTAAGCATCAACACCACCAACACCTACGCCATCAGCGATAGAAGCGTGGTTGTTGCGAACGATACGGAAACCTTTGTAGATACCCACTTCGTTTTTAAGCGCAACCATTTGGTCGTTGTACTTGTTCAGATCTTCCCATGAACCTTGAGCAGAGCTTGCACGCAAGTCAGCGATTACGTCGTCATGTAAGAATGCAACGTAAAGACCACCATCAAGTGTAGGAACGTTTGCACGAGCTAACTTGTTGTAGATCTTGTTCAGTAATGCACCAGTCATTACATCGCCAGCTTCCAATGTAGCTGCGTCAGTCGCGTCACCACCAAACAATACATTTGAAGTAGCTTCAAGTGCTGCAGTAGCGATTGCGTTACGAGATTCAGCCATGTTCTTACCGATAAGTTGAACAGCACCACGGCTCGAACGACCACCAGTTTGAAGGTCAGCAAGTGCAGTAGTAGTGATTACGTTACCGTGTTCTTTTGGCGTGAAAAGAATCTCAGAGTCAGACATTGCAACAGAAGCTGCATCTTCGTCTTCGGTTAATGGAGATACCGCTGCAGCAAGTTTGCTGAAACGAGGCATTGAAATTGATTTTGCACCGATCTCTTGATGGAACTGGACGAATTGGTCCATAACGTTCGCTTGGTTATACTCAACGATGAAATCAGTAGTGAATTCTTCGCGGATAGAGTCATCAACCTGAACAGTGCCAGTCATATTAGCTGTAAATGGCATAGTAAAAATTCCTTAAATTAGGTTACTGTAATGTTATCTATTGTATTTAGCGCGTAAGGCGTCTAGTTCTTTGCGAGACCCACCTTTTTCACGTAGAGCTTTTAACTCACTAAGGTATGTACTCGGCTCACTACGATCTGCCGCACGCTTTACATCAGGTGTTTTAGGTTTGGTAGCAAACAACACACTGTGATCCGACTTGAGAGCGTTAATCGAGTCAACTACTGCTTGTTCATCCACACCTTTTTCCAAATCGTATGAAATATTGGATTTATCTACCAATGCTAATGCAGTTTTAAGTGCATCATCTGATAGTCCAGTGTCGCGTAGTTTAGCTTTGATAACTGAGTCTACCTCACGACCACGAATTTGTGACTCAAGCTGCTCGGAACGTTGCTTCTCTTTTTCAAGTAGCTCTTTATATTGACCTTGTTCAGTCAATAGCTGTTCTTCTTTTTCAGCTTCTTTTGCCTCAAACTCACGTAAGCGACCTTTAATGTTATCACGATCACCGATAACCTCTTTATTTATACCCTCAAGCTTTGCAATACGCTTAATGGCTTCATCCAGGGTCATCTCAGGTTGCTTTTGTTCTTCCTGTTTTGGCTCTGGTTGTTGGGTTTCGGTAGTCTTTGTATCAACTACACTTTCATCATTTGTATTTTCAGTTGGCATCCACCAATCTCCTTTGATCGTATCCACGAATCTGTTAATATTTATACGTTATGGGTTGTTGAAGTTATTTATTGCTGAACTTCCAGAGCGTTCCCTTGGTCAATTTCTTCCAATTTGCGCTCTGCTTCGTCACGACTCATGTTGAACTTAGACATCAGATAGTCCACGCGTGAAGCCAATCCAGCCTCAATACGTTTGATCCACATCTCATCGTTCTTATAGTCATCAACAGGTAAGTTTGGTGCACTGAATTCAACCATTACTTTGGCATCTTCTGAGTACAATTCCATACCTTCACCCACATTGATCATAGTCTTAATGCACTCCATGACACGTTTCATGCCGGCTGAAGTCATCTTCTGACGTTGCTTACGTAGTTCCATGTTGTCCATTTCTTCAACAACTACTTGGAATCCACTTGTTGCTGTTCCTTCACCTTCAACTTTAAGGCGAACAGACCAATCTGAGGCAACATCACGACTCATTGACATGAATAACTTACGAATCTCTTCCAACTTAATATCAGGACCCATATATTCCATGAATACTGAATCAACACCAGTCGAGTCAATTTGTACCACTTTATCTGGGCCAGTAGTAAGTGAGCCAGAGTCGTACGATTGACGAGGTAGTGGGTCACCATAGAACTCTTGAACCTCAAGTGAGTCATCAGCATCACCATTGAATGAAGCATTGGTGAATAGAGTCTTACGGTTTGCATAGCTAGCTGCATACAATGTATCAACCAAGTACAAGTTGTACTCTTCATTGAATAAGACCAAATCCTGAGGAATGTAGTTCCAAAAGCCATCACGTGGAATGTGAGTATCATGGAATACAGCCACTGGAATCTTACCGTAGATGTTCTCTTCTTCACTGATTAACTCAAGAGTAGAGCCTGCTTTAGAGCTTAGGAACCAATCTTGGATCAAATCCATCTCAATCGAACGGTAGTGAATGCCTTGCTCAGTACGACCTGTCTCATACATCACTACTTGAATGTCACGTTTGATACCAGCAGTCTTAACAACCGAGTTACCACGGTGAAGGATGTCGAATGAAAGGTATTGAGACTCATTGTCATATTGAGTCAATAGCATAGCAGTCTTCAATAGACGAACCACTGAGTCAAAGTTGGTCATTACCTCTTCAAACATTGCATCATTAAGCATTTGGTGAAGTACGAATGTTTCTTCATCCAACTCAACACCATCTGAGTCCTTAACAACAATGTCAGGACGGCCGTTTACGAATAACATGCCACTCTTATCGATGATTGAGTTAGTGATATTGCGATATGTTGCACGCATACCACGACCTTGCCAGTCTTTACGACCTTGGTTTGGGTGGTTAAGCATGTTTACAACGTGTGTTAATTGATTACCATCGTAGTAATCAAGAGCTTTGTTTGCGAACTTCGCTTGATCGCAGTCAAAGCCCTTCAATAATTCATTTGCGTCTATAATGTTCATTACAGTTGTTACCTTACTCGAATGGAAGCACGTGACTTCATTGGAAATACTGTTGTTATAAAATATCCAGCAGCGTCATTTGGGTGATCCTGATCATGCATTTTGTCTGGCTCACCATTCTTGGCATACGATTGCTGTTCTAAACAGGTTGTGTATACAGGACACTTGTGGGTATTTACTTTGTATCTACGTTCGCCCTTATTGTTGCAAAACATAGCGTTCATGGTTGTGATTCTATCTTTCACGTATGGGTTCTTAGTCTTAGCAACTACTTTAAACCCAGCATTCTTCAATAGAATATGGTCTGTTTGGTTTGAGTTAGTCTTCTCATTCTTACCACTAGCATCCGGATATACACGAATAACGCGTTGAGGATACTTTTGTTTAATGAGTTTGATCATCTCTTCCGTATTCTTAACACCTTGAATCTCATCAACGGCAACAGGATCACCATTAACTACCAAGTGAGTCACAGCAGAACACTTACCAACGTTGAAGTCCATACCAATATGGAGAATGTGTTTGGCATACTTAGGATCATCCAGACTCACATCACTATGATTATCCTTACGATTGAAGGCATAGTAGATTGTGCCAGTGTTCAAGTTAATGAAATGACCATTAAGATAGGCTTCACATTGCTCTTTGGTGTAGTTCTGTAGCAATGAGTCAATGAATCCATCAGCTAAGTGAGGGTTATCCATTGTTCTACCACGAATCAACTTACGATCTGTGATACCTTTCTCGGCAACTTCCTTTTCAAATGTATCGTATAAGAAGTGGAAGCCTTCTGGGGTAGATGTAAAGTAGCCTTGAATGTTAGGTGCACTCTTATCACGAATACGTGAGATCAGTACATCGAACATATCCTTTGCCACATCCTTATTGCGGATTGTATCAACCTCATCCACACCAAACCATGCTAAGTTGAGACCAACCAATCGAGTATAGTTCTCACCCCTCAGATCGTGACTGGGAAAC